GGAAGGTGGTGACTCGATCACCTGCACCTTTGGAGAACATGTGTTTGCGGTTGAAAAGAATAAGGGCAAGAAGATTGGAAATGACAGTCTTCATTTTCCTGTTCCTGGAGCGATGGCTCCTTTGATACAGAAGTTGCAGCTTCGTGCTGCTGAGCCCGTTGATGGTTCGAAAGTGATTTTGATCGCTTACGATTCCGCCAGTAAGGCGTCTGAGAAGGCGTTTACAATTGGCGAGGGATGCGTTCAGCGCACCATCAAGACCGCTGGGCATGAGAGAGCTTACTGCACATACAATTCCGTGAATGGAAATTGTGGTGCGCCTGTTCTGAACCCTCAAGGTAAGGTTGTTGGATTTCATAATGCCAACGCCGGAACTGAGAATGTGTTCATTCCTATTACTAAGGATCTCACCCATTCTGCCACTGGCAGTGCCTCGTCTTTTTAGACGGCCCTCTTCCCGATTTCCAGACGTGGTCTGCTTGGTACGCGAAGTACCTTGACCGTGACACGCTGAAGTATCAAGGGGTTGAAGGGGGTGGTAGTAAGTTGTACCAACAATACTTTACTGCCGGGAATACTACCAGATTGGGACGTGCCAATCGTTTTTCTGCTTTTAAAGAGAAAGAGATTGTGAACACGTCATTCAGAAAGTTCTGTGAGCAGAGCGGGATGAAAATCCCTGCGGCTTACAGACAAGTTTTTCCCGTGTTGGAAGCTGGATACAAGTCTGCTGCAAAGTATGACAAGTTTCAGCCTCAACTGGATGCGAAACTTTGGTCGCAGGCTGGAGAGTGGACGAAAGAACACTTTTCGCCTGTGATGTCTGGTGCTCGCGTGCTGGATCAGGATTCTGTCTTGAAAGAGATGGACCTGTCCACGTCGTGCGGGTATCCATGGAGTTTGAAGTTCTCCAAGAAGACAGCTTTTCTTGAAGACGCGTTAGCGTCGCAAGCTGTCGGAGCGTATTGGGAACAGATGGTCCTCCCTGAGAAGGAGATGGTGCCAATCTGGACTTGCTCACAGAAGCGTGAGTTACGTTCCCTCGAAAAGCTTGAGACAATGAGTCATCGTACTTTTACTGCCTCGCCTATCGAGTTTACAGTTGCGAGCAATCGCATCTGTCTGGATATGAACAACAAATTTTACGACGGTGCTAAGCGCACTTGGTCCTTTGTCGGAACTACTAAGTTTCTGATGGGCTGGGATGAGCTTTTCCATCGTTTGAACAAACACCCCAACGCTTTTGAGCTTGATGAGTCTGCTTATGACTCGTCGCTTTTTTGTCAGGCCATGTATGGTCAGCGTGACATTCGTTGGAGTATGCTTTCTCCTGCTGAACAGTCAGCGGTAGTTTGGAGTCGCCTCTGCGAAATTTACGATCAGATCGTTCATTCGGTTATTGTGATGGAGCATGGAGAGCTTGTCCAAAAGCATACTGGCAATCCAAGTGGAAGTGGCAACACGATTGTGGATAATACTATGATCCTATATCGTTTGTTTGCCTACGCTTGGTTGGTGCTTTGTAAGGAGATTCAGAGAGAAACGTCCCGTTATGACTTTGAGTCTAATGTTGAGGCGGCCCTGAATGGTGATGATAACACTTACACTTGCAGTGATGCTGTTGTTGAGTGGTTCACCCCCGCCGCGATTGCTCGCGTGTGGAGTTCCATTGGTGTCATTACGAACACCCCGTGTATGAAGCCCCGTAAGTTGAGTGAAGTAACATTCC